TGAGTCGGAACATCCGGCGCGAGGTCTGCGCGAGCTGCGACCGCTGAATTGTGCCGTCGCGGTATTGGTCCTGAAGCTGTGCGTACTCCCGCAACTCCGTGAACGCGGTGCAAAGCGAGAACGGCATCACACCGTTGGGCGCAGCGGGTTGGAGATTACCGGGCATCGCAAAATTCCCCTTGCTATTTCCTCCCACCCCAACCGTTGGGTAAGAGTCAGAGGACCACGATGACCGACCGAGACAAAGTACTCATCGAATGCCAAGCCATCATCCGGTTGTCGGCCGCACTGGGTGCCGCCATCGAGCGCCTTGGTGAGGCGATTAACGAACTGATCCCGCCTACCGCCGAGGAGGAGGCTGAATGTGATCGGATCAATTGAACGGCATTACGCCACCGTCAGACCGGGCACCTGCATGTTGGCTGACTGCTGCGTCCGGCCGTAGCTCGCATACTGCGCCGCCATCGCCTGGTCCGTCACGAACTCCGGCGTTACAAACTGGCCGGTCATGAATGGAGCCACCGCCGCGCCACTGATGTTCAGCGAAACGTACGTCGGCCCCGCGCCCGCCATTGTGTTCGGTCCGGCCTGCGTGGGATACGGGCTACCCGCGATCCCGCCCAGCGTCGGCAGGCTCGATTGGTACATGTGCCAGGCGTTGTTCTGGAAGCTGGCCTGTTGATAAAGATTCCCGCCTTGCTCCACGAGACTACCCGCATAAGGCGTCGCGGCCGACAACGGCATCTTTTGCCCCGTGGCTTCCGAATACAGCATCACGAGCTGACGCACGCTGGGCGAGCGCACGGCCACGGAGATGCTGCCGCCGAATTGCGACTTCGCGATCTCCACGATCTGCTTGATCGTGCCGCTGTTGGTCGGGATATCGACACCGTAGATCGCCTTGATATCGTCGTGCGCCGTCTGGTTGAGCGACTTCACGCCGAACAGCTTTTCCAACGCGCCAATCTCGAAGCCGAATGAAGCGCCCGCCGCCGCGCCCAGCGGCCCGCCGATTTGATTGCCGATCAGCGCGCCGCCGGCGGCGCCCTGGATCGCGCCGGTCCAAGACCCGGCATTGCTGATCAGGCCGCGCGTCGCGAGCGTCAATCCGGCGACACCGGCCGCCGGGGAACTGGCCACGCCTTCGATGCCGCCCGCGATCACGCCGCCGGTAGTCCATGGGTAAGCGTTCCACGCATCCTCGTTCCAAACCGCGCCCTTCAGGTTCGACAGCGCCTGCGAGAAACCGCCCTTCGAGAAGAGGCTATTCACGCCCTGCCCCTTGCCGCCGGACACCATCTTCTCGATGCGGTCCAGTTCGCTTTGCGGTAAGCTGCCTGCGCCGGCCCATGGCGCTGGGGTATAGCCGCCCGCGCCAGCCCACGGCGCCGGAGTATAGCCGCCCACCGGGGAAGCGCTCGCGGTTCCGCCGCTCCAGGAAACGGGCGGATTCGCCGCTGTCGAAGAGGAGCCGCCGCCGAACAGTGGCACGGAAACGGTGCCGACGCCGGGGATCGCGAGCGGGTATCCAGCAGTTCGCCCGCTGAACATCGCTGAGATCAGCCAGCGGATCATGCCGGCGTTGCCATACATCGCTCCCGTGAGCGCGTCAATGCTGCGCTTCAGCGTGTCGGCCTGCGGAATGACCGCCTCGCCCTTGTGGACCACGGCCAGGCCGGTGCTGGCAATGGTGCCGCCTTCGTCGTGCGAGGGCAGGCGGAACGCCTTGTGGGTCGTAACCTTCCAGTCCTTCGTGACTTCCAACAGATCCAACGCTGCCCAATCCTCTCTGTTCGGGTAGAGCGCGCCGAGGCGCTGCTCAAGCGCCAGAGACGAGATACCGAGACGTTTTCCGGCCTGGAGCAAGCTCATCTTTTCGCCGCCGACGGTGACCCACCGCGTGATCTGGCCGGATTTTCTTCCCCAATCGATGTCCTTCAGGTGGGGCGCCACTTCGTCAATCCTGGCACTCGCCTGGTGTGCGGTCTCAGGAACGTCGACCGGCGGTCCGATGTAATTGCCAAATTCGTCCAGTTCGGGATCGCGCGGATCGAGGCGGCGCAGGGCCTGGCTCTTGAGGCCGCCCTTGCGGCCGGCGGCCACGTGCTGCTCATACGTCATGTTCCAGAGATCGCGGCCACCCTTGAGGTTGAACCAGGAGGGCTCGTTTCTGCGGATATAGATGAGATCGCGCGGGCCGCGCACGGAGGCCTCCCGCACGCCAGGGTTGTATCGTTGCACGATGGCGCGTTGCACCTTGCGGTAAATGTCGTCGGTGAGGCCCCCACCCCAAGTTTCATCGACGAGGTTGATCGCGCCGTCGCTGGTAATGTACGCCCTGCCCCGAATCACGCGATCAAACTCTCTGCCGATCGATGGCAGGCCGATTCTCTCGAACCACACCGCGTGCGGCTCCGCATGCCCGCTGGGAGAAAAGCCGGAGAGGCGAATGTTGCCGGTCTTTGGATTGACCGCCCATAGGCCGCTCTTTACGATGTCCTCCTCGCGCTCGAAGATTCCGCCCGGCCACGCCAGTGCATCGCGCTCGGCCAGACTGCGGCTTATGCCACTTCCGGGCGGCCCAATCGGTACCACGCCCAGCAGCACGCCGTCGTTCCTCGGCGGTGTGGCTGCCGCAACGCCACCTACCAGGAGCGACATGATGGTGTCGCCGACGCTGATGCCGGCTGGACCACCCAACGCACTGAGGCCCGCGGGCAAAGCGACGTTGAACAGACCCATGGTCGCCTTGCCCAATGCCGCATCCATGGCGGCTGGATCATACGGAGTCACCAGAGGCCGCCGGCGCGTGGGCCGCAGGTCCAGCAGCTTGTCGAGCGGAATGACCAGCTCGGGGCCGGCCTCGCCCACGATGGTGGGGCCGCTGGTGACGCCGCCCTCGGCAAAGCGGGGCAGTCCGCCGGTGTTGCGGAGCATCTGGCTCAGGAAGCCCGAAGGCGAAGCGACTCCCACATTGGGCGCGGCCATGCCTCCCTGCGTGCTCAGCGCAGGGACGTTCCGGCCCATGTACTCCGACAGGACGGCGGTCAGCAACCAGATGGCCCTGGAGTTTTGAATCGTGGCCGCTGTGTTGTCGGTGGTGACAGTAATCGGGTCCTGCTTGGGACCACCGAACGCGCCATGCAGAATCCCAGAGATGCCACCCTGTCCGTCGCTGCCGTAAATGAGCGGATGGAGGGCGCTCGCGATCATTCCGCCGAAACCTTCGGTGACCGGCTTCAGTACCGCTTCCTGGATCGCGCTACCCAGTTGTTTGGGGAAATCGCCGGGCTTGGTAAAGAGCGTGTGCAGGAGGCCGGAGGAGACCTTTTGGATCTCGTCGACCTGGCGCTGCAATTCCTCCGTGCGCTTCTGCTCGGCTGCCGCGCGCTTTTCGTCCAGCTCATCCTGCGCCTGGGCCAGTTCCGTATAGAGGTCCTTCTGCGCCTGCGCCGCCAACTCCATTCGCCGGGCCGCGCTCTCCTCCTTCTGGATGCGCGCGACCTCGATCTCGGCGAGCTGGATGGCCAGATCGACGCGAACTCGATACGCTTCCTCGGGCGTCTCGGCGCGCCTCGCTTCCACGTTGGCGTGGCGCCGGAGCGCCTCCCGCTGCGCCTGGACGCCGATATCCTCGATGCGCTCCTGGGCCTTGAAGACGTCCTGCCACTCCTTCAACTGCTCCTTGGAGGGAAGGAACAGCCCCAGCATCTCCTTTTGCCGTTCGGCGCGCCGCTTCTCGTCATACTTTTCAAATTCCTCCCAGGCCTTTTTCGACACCACCTCGGCCTGCTCGTCGGCCGACCTCCGGATGACGGCAATCTCGGCCTCGGTCGCCTTCACCTGCGCAGCCTGCTTCAGCAGGAGATCGCGCTGGTAGTAGATCTTCCCGATGGCGTCGAGCTCTGATTCCTCACCCTTCTTCACGAAGGCCTCGGCTTCGCGGTGGAACTCTTTCAGTTGCTCCGACTGGTTCTTCTCCGCGTCCAGCGCGGATTTCCATCGGGCCTCGGTCGCCTGGGCAGTCCGGAGCTTGCCGGATAGATCGAGGACTTCCGTCTTGGTGAGGGGCTTCTCTGGCTCGAACAGCTCCTTCTGGTATCGCTCCACGTCCTTTTTCGCGTCGGAGTAAGCCTTCTCCATCCCCTCATGCGTGCCGAAAAAGCGAGCGCGAAGCCGATCGGATTCCTCCTGGCCAGCGCGGAGGTCCATCCGGTGCGTGGCCTGCTGCGCAGCATCCAACTCGTGCTGCAACTGCTCGATCTGCTTCTGGAGGTCGGCCGCCTGGCGCATGCGGCCCACTTCCTCCTCGGTGGGCGCGAGCATCTGCACCCATCCGAAATTGCCGACGAGATCCTGCTGCCGCGTTCGGAGGTCTGCGATCTGACGCTCAATCGCGTCGCGATTCTGCATGATGCCGGGGGCGCGCCGCTCCAGATCGGCGACTTCCCGGCGATGGGCGCTGCGCGACATGCTCGCGCCGTAGCCGCCCACCGACCGGACCTGTTCTGCTTCCTGGCGGGCCTGTTCCTCTTCACGGCGCGCGCGCTCGTCGTCGCCAGCGGTACCGATGTTGTTCAGGAACCAGTCTGCGCCCTTCCCGACCCAGGAGACGGTGATGACGATCCCTTCCTTGAACTTGCGAACCAGCGCGTCCCACTTGGTTTCGAGCTGCGCCACCTCGCGCTGGTATTCCTGGAACCGGCGAACGTCATCCTCGGTTGGGCCGAAGCCCTGCTCGTGGGCAATGCGCAGGTTCTCGTTTAACTCCGTCATGAACGGGATGGCCTCGATGCCAACCCGTTTGAAGAGCTCCATGGCGGCCGCATCACGTTGGAGGCCTTCCGGCAGTTTGTTCAGGCCCTCCGAAATCTCGATCAGGATTTCGGAGGTAGGCTTCATTTCGCCGGCGGCGTTTCGCAGGTCGACGCCCATGCGCTGCAAGGTGGCGCGCGCCTTCTCACCCTCGCGCGAATTTTCATCCGCTGCCTGGGAGAGGCCGCGCATGAGCCGCTCCACGATGGAGATGTCCTGGCCGACGGCCTTCGCGGCAAAGCCGAACTGGCCGACCTCCTTCGCGGTCAGCCCGGTGCGCAATTCCGCGTCTTTTACCGCCGTGCCGTATTGACCCAGACTCTTGGCCGCCTCAAACGCCGCAACACCAAAACCAGCCAGGGCGGCTGCGCCGGCCGCTACGCCTACGCCGAACGGCCCCAGCGTGGAAAGCATGGAGCCGATGGCGCCCTTGGCCCCCTGAATGGGATTCTCGATGAACTGCCCAACGCGCTCCCCGAATGACTTAATGGATTCGGACTGCTTCCGCAGGGCCTCCTCGGCTTCCTTGGCGGCCTTGGCCATAGCGGCTTCGCGCGCGGCCTTTTCCTCGACCGCGATCATCTTCTCGTAGGAGCGGGTGATGGCGTCGATGGCCGCCGGCTCTTTGGCATAGCGCTGGAGGAGTTGGTCCCGCTGCGAGATGAGCCGTTCCACACCGCTCTTGCCGTAGACGTCGGCCTGCTTCTCGAGCGAGGCAATGAGCCGCTGCACACTAGAGCGGGTCTGGTCCGTGATGCGGATAACCTTGCCGTGCGCCGACTCCGCTTTCTTCTCGAAACTGTCGAGGCCGGCATTGGCCTTGTCGACTACCGGACTGACCTGATCCTCGGCTTCGAGAACTACGCGTTCGGCCTGGTCACCCATCTCAAGCTGCCTTGACGCTCACGACGCGGCGGCCAGCCAGGATCGCCGCAATGACCGCGGCGCGGTCGCGGGGAGACACGCCCCACTGGCGCTCGCGCAGGTTGTTGTAGTAGGCGATCTGCGAGGCCGTCTGGCGGCGGCCAGGCATGGCCTCATCGAGGAACCCGATCACCGCGCGATTCTCGTTGGCCGTGAGGACCTTAAGGCACCGCAGGGTGTGCCCACTCCAGGTCCAGTCGCGGATGGGCTGGAGGCCGCGCGCCGATTTGTAATCCGGATATCCCCGGCGGCCGGGCTTGCCGGGTTTCAGCGGCGCGGCCGGCTGGTCGTAGATGTTCTGGCCGCTCTGGATGCGCGCGCGGATCGCATCCGCCAACACCTGCGCGAAGCCCTGCATCTCCTCGGCGGTGTAGGGGGAATAGACGAACCGGGCGCGGCGGACGACGGTTTGGAAGCGGGCCATGGCATACCCCTAGATGGGACAAGAAGCGGAATGTTCCAACATGCTCGTGATTACTGAAGTACCCAGTGCCGTTTTGATGCCTCGGGGAACCCTCATGGCGGTCTGCCTGGTGCTATACTGCATCACGCGGTTCGCGTCAAAGACCCCAAAGGATGCGCTTATGCCAAAAGCAAAAGTGTTGGCCTTTATAAACTACAAAGGCGGTGTGGCAAAGACCACGACAACGTACCATGTGGGCTGCTGCCTCGCGCAGCACTTGGGGAAGCGCGTGCTCCTCGTCGATATCGATCCCCAGACAAACCTGACGTTCCTTTGCGCCTCGATCGAAGAGTGGGAGAAGTTCAAGAAGACCAAAGGCACGATAAACTCAATGTACAGGCGCTATCTTGAGGGCAAGTCCCTCGATCCCAAATACTTCATTTGGAAAGAGCCTGTTGGGGGGAACATCAAACAGCGCATCCAGGGCCTCGACCTGATTCCATGTGATATTGACCTGCTGGGCGAAGACCTCGGAGGAGGCGATTTGGCGGGGCCGATCCCGAGTTTCGAACTCCTAAAGCGTCACGCTGACAAGTACATCAAGGACCGTTCTTTCCTCAGAAAAGCCCTACGCGAAGTCGAAAACGATTACGACTACATTCTGATCGACTGCCCGCCCAACCTTTACCTAATGACGCAGAACGCTCTTGTTGCGAGTCGGTGGTACGTCGTGACTGCCATCCCGGATCACCTCTCGACAATCGGTCTCAGCATCCTTCAGCAAAAGGCGCGGAGGATCGGAGAGTCCTTTAAGCACGCCCACACGCTTGCCGGAGGCGACGCCGGTCCTGTTCGAGCTGCGGAGCTGGGCGGCGTCATCTTTGTCCGAGTGAGACTCGGCGGCAGCATGATAACTAACGTGCACTTCAGCACCATGGTTCAGGTGCGGAGTTCCCTCGGACACGGCGTTTGCTTCGAAGGCCATACCACGGAGCTGATTGGGTACGGTGAAGCAGCGGAGCAAAGCCTACCCGTGTGGATGACCAACACAAAGAACGCCATCAGTGCGGCTAGAAAAGGCGAGTACGAGCAAATCACCAACGAACTTGCCAAGAGGTTTTAGCGCTAATGGGTACACGGAAATCCCCAGACTTTTTCAAGGCAGAGAAATTCGTGCAGAGCCTGCGTGGTCTTGTAGAGTCGCTCCCTTCGGAGTCGGAGAAGCAGCAGCTCTCAGCAAATCTCGACATGGTTATCGGTTTCCTCAGTGAGATCAAGAAGACCGTGGGTTCGCTTCCTTCCCAAGAGAGCGCGGTCTCGGTCCAGGCAGCCATCGATGGCTTGAATTCGCTGTTCGCACGCGCACGATCGAGCGCTCCCCTGGCGGGAGCACTAGGTCTACAACCATGTGACCGTAAGCCGAAAGCGGTACCGGTGACAGAAGTCGACTCCGAACGAGCCCGGGCATTGCTCGAAAAACTGGAGAAGCTGCCGATCAATGATCTGCGAGCGAATCTAGAGAACTCCTCGGCCACCTCACCCCGCGACCTGCATGCTATTGCAGCCCTCTTGGGAATAAGATCGACCCAGCGTAGCAGCCGGGAATCATTAGTGCATCAGATCGCTTCGAAGATCGCCAATGCTCGTGGCTACGAAGCGCTGAGACGTGGAACCGAAGACAGCGGTTCGCCGCAATAGAAGAACGCTTGATCACGTTGGTTTGGGCAGGCATGACTCGCAGTGCTGGACGTAGGTCCCTGTCGCGTATTCGCCTTACCGTCGCGAGAGCTTGCGAAGCAGGAGTTCCTGGAAGGATTTCGCGTCCTTGTCTTCGTCCGCCGCCTGCTCCTGCTTTTCGGCTTCAATTAGTTCCATCACGCGCAACTCTTCTTCGGTAATGTCGTTGAGCGTGATGGCCAACCCCATCGCCTTGGCATTCAGAAGCCGGAAGCACCGGCGTACCAGGACGCCGTTCGGCGTTTCGAAAGCCTCTTCCACGAGGTGCTTGGGGCAAGCGGGGCCGTGGCTAACATCAATCGCCCTCCAGCCGGCAGCGCAAACCGGGCAGCCGTCCAACTCCGTGGATTGCGAGTAGCCGCATTGCCGGCAGCGGAAGAGCCGATCCGGGCAGTCCTCTTCCTTCCCGCAAAGCATGCTCTGGCGCAATGCCGACCGGATCAGGAACCGCACGCCCGGCCCCTCGGGGGAGTCGGGCGCCGCTATTCCGGGTCGTCGTCACCGTCGATGGCGAGTTGGGCGATGACTTCGGACACGGCCGCGGATTTGTGCACAATGGGCACGGCACCCGCGTAGCCGTCGTGGGAGACGTGCAGCTTGTCATAGAGCGCGCCGCTCGGCTCCAGGAACGCCCGCGTTTCGATGGATCGCCGAGCGGCAACAACGCTGGTCGAGGCCCGCTCGTGGTCCTGCATCTCCTTGGCCGTGGGCATGCGTAGCACGTGCACCACCCGCGCGCCCGGAACCTTCATCTCGATGCAGTAATTGTTGCCCTCGCGCTCGATGTTGATCACCGTGCACCGCTCGATGCGGCCGATCACCATGCCGGCCTCGGCGTCATCGAACTCCGGGCCGTCCTTATCGGTGCGGATCTTGGCGAACAGTTCTGCGTTGATCTTCGGCAGATCCAGGTCCTCACTCTGCGACTTCCCGCGACCGAGAAAGCGCCGCACTGTGCGCTGGTTGCGCGCCCAGCCGCACCACTCATCGTCAGTCGGGAAGCGCACCTCGCACTGCTTCTCGCCGCCCGACAGGATCGGCACCACGAACGGCTTCGTGGCGTCGAAAACAGGTTTACTCGTCTGCGTCTGTTCCATACGTCCTCTCTAAAATTGGGAGCGGGGATCGGATTTGAACCGATGGCCTCCGGATTATGGGTCCGGCGCTCTGCCGCTGAGCTACCCCGCATCAAAGCCTATTGGCAGATGTTGTTCTGGGGCGTGACTACAGTGACTGTCACCAGCCCGTTGGTGGCGTCGTAAAGCTGCACGCCGGTGATCTGCATCGTCACGATGCCATCCGTGTTGCTGAGCTCCACGACATTGAACCCCATCTTCTGGATCACCATCGAGAAGCTGTTGCTCGCATCGCGGGTGAGGGTCAAGGTGGCCGAGCCGGTGGTCTGATTGATCAGGTTCGTATACTCCGTCGATCCCGCCTGCACGCGGACCACGAACTGCACCGCGAAGGTGCGGTCGCCCCACTCGAAACGGCCCTGGATCTGGTAGCCGTCCTGGATGCCCGAGCCGGGGAAGAAGCCCGGCCGGAAGTTGTTCTCCCAGGAGGCATCCATGGAAACGAACTGCTTGCCGCTACCGCCCGTCAGATAATTGACGCCGTTGAAGGTCAGGGCCGTGATCATGCCGGCGTTGAATTCGTGCGGCACAGTGGCGGCGGGCAAAGTGATGCCGCTCGGGGTGGTGTACTGGCCGGTTGCCACACATTCAGCCGAACACATGGCGCTGGCGCGGCCGGGCGAGTTCTTGATGGAGAGTTTCCAGCCCTTCAGGGCGCAACCCACCAGGATTTCGTCCAGGATCGCGGAGCCTCCGGGACGGATCTGCTGCACGTAGGAGAAGTACGGCAGCTCGAGGCCAGTGGGATTCGTGGCGCCAAGTGCGGGCACGATGGTATACGTGTACGGCCCGGTGCCCGTCAGCACCACGTTGCCCAGAGAGAACGACATCAGCCAGGCCAGAAACTCCGACGAGGCATACTTCGAAATCTCGAAGGTGGGCATGTTGTAGTGCGATTTGAAGAGCTGGGTCGGGAACTCATGTCCCTTGCCGATCTCGGCCCGGTCGTCCTCGTTGACCGGCACCTTGGCCCACGGCTTCGTGTTGAGATTCGTATGCCGCCAAATCCCGGCGACCACGTTGGGCGTGACGATATCGGCCTGCTTCTTATAGCCCCAGCCCTGGATCAGTTCCTGAACGTTCGCCATGCTAGTGTTCCTCCTCAACCGGAGTTGCCGGTTTCTGCTCCGCTGGCGCAGGCACCTGAGTCCAGCCCTGTGACATGAGCGGTGAAAGCGCCTCTGGAGTCACTTCGACTTGCCTGATTTCGCCGGTGTGCGGCGAACGCATGTAAGCCACGTCAGCCATGGTGTTTCCTCTCGGAAAAGGTTAAGAGTTGTAAGATTCGATCAACCGCACGGGGCATTCGAAGTACTCGAAGGTGGCCCCATCCGCGCTGATCACGATGGTGTTGCGCCGCGCCGACGGCAGGTAGAAATCCATCGGCTCACAGTTCGGGTCGATTTGAATATGCAGCATCGGGATGGTGCTGCCCGGCGGGGTGTCGTTCACGATCCAGTTGAAGAGGTCCTCATAGCCGACCTCGGCTTCTTCGGGCGCACGCAGGTAAAGCGAGAACTCGTGCACGAACACGAGCATGTTGCCGAGCCGCCCCGGAGCAGTGCCTTGCCACGCGACCAGGATCGAGCCGGGCGGCATGGACAGAATCGCCAGGCGGATGTTGTTCTGCGTGGGCTTACCGAAAACAATGGCGTTCTCGGAGTAGAACTGGATGTGATTCGGGTTGCCCCCAAGCGCCTCCACGAGCTTCGGCAAGGACCGGAGAGCGTCCATCCACTCGGCCAGCAACGTCTTAGGGTTGATCATCTGCGCTTTGCCGTGCGATTAGCGAGAGCTGGGCCAAGCCGTAGGCGTCGGGCTGGCGCACCGGGCCCACCACGAATTGCATTCCCCAGGCCGTGACCCAATCGCCGGGTTGGGGAAAGTCGGGCAAATCGGTCGGATTGACGGAAATCTCTTCCGCACTCGCGACCGCGCCGGATTCGGCGCGTTCCCGACTATGCCGGATTGCGGTGATGGTGACAGGATCGCCGACGGGGAAACCGCCTTGTACGGGCTGATACACAACCGGCTCGCCAAATGCTTTCATCATCGCGGCGTTCACGCCGGCACCGATGGTGGCCCAATCCGACATATACAATGATGCAAAAGGGCGGCGCGGCGGCCGCCCCGGAGGTATCCACGCGGCGATGAACGAGCTTAGCTGAGGGTGATCAGCGAATAAAACACAGTCACCACGAGGGTGCCGTTGCCAGTCGCGAACGCGGCCGTGGCATTCGTAATGTCGAGGCCGGTCGCGGCGGGCGGCTGGATCGTGCCCGTGGGCGGTGGCACCACGTTCTCGCTGCCGGTCGCGCTGTTAATTGTGGCAGCCGGGATGTTCCCCGAGTGCGGCACGACGGCGGTTCCGTGATACTGGAACGAAACGGCGCCGCCGCCGGTGAACTGGGTGGCACCGGGCTTCATCTGCGCGATGATCTGATCGATCACGAGCACCTGCCCGGCCGCCGGAGCCGGGAGGATGCTGACCGGCGCGCCGTACATGGCGATGATCTGAGCGGCCGTCAGCGTGACGACCGCCTTCTGAATGAGCGACGGGTCCGTATCGGAGGCCTGCACCGGCCCGAAGCCGAGCGGGTTGAGCCGCACTCGCACGGTCGCATCACCCGCCTGCCCGCCCGGTGCCGCCACGCCGTTCGCCTGATCCAGCACGGCAAAGCCGATTTCCTTGTTGGCGACGCCGGCAGTGGTCAGGGTGTTCGCGGTCGCCAACTGCTGGGTGTTGTCCCAGTAGACCTTGGCGCCCGATGCGAAGGTGCTGTTGTCCTTGGCGAGATCGAACACGCCCTGGATCACGAGCTCCGTGGAATCGCCGACGCTCTGGTTGTTCACCGAGACACCGAAGATGTTGCCCACCTGGCAGCCCTGACCACTCGTCAGAGCATAGGGCGCGGTGACGGTAAGGGTATCACCTCGTTGAACGTAGTTCTGCATTGGGAAGATCTCCTTTTCTTCTGACCGGGGCGGCTGCAACCGCCCCGGTCGGTTGTGGGTTCCTTACGTCAGGCGCGCCCTACGCGCCGGCGTTCTTTTGCAGGCCGCGGTAGTCGATGGCCGCCGCGCCGAAGTCCATGCGCGCCTTGATCTCGACACCGTCGATCTCGAAGCCTTGCTTGGTTTCGATGTACACGCCCTGCTGCCCTTCCAGGTAGCAGTACTCCACGGTGTCGATCTGCGCCGGGTCCGCGACCAGGTACCACGCCGTGCTCCCGCCCGCTGCCGCATCGAGACGCGGCTCCACCACCGGCACCAGGCTGCGCACCCACTCCGGCACGACTTTCGTCGCGTCGGCAGAAGCGATGTTAATCGGGTAGACGAGCTGGAGCATGTAGGTCTCCAGCGCCGTCGGCACCGCGATGAACCGCGGGATGATGTTGAGGGGCGTGCCCTGCGGCCCCTTCTGCAACCGCAGCGACTTGCGGCCGGCGCCCAACGCCGCGAGCGCGTTGGCGTTCTGCACGGTGGGATCGATGCTGCTTGCCACGCCGGTCAACAGGTTCGCGTGGCCAGCGGCGAACAGTGCCGTGGAAGTTTTGTCGCCCGCGTAGATCGCCGCCGGGTTCGAGGTGATGATGCCCCAGACGGTGTCCGATTCGAGTCGCGCCGCCGCTACGCCGAGCAACGCCGGGACGCGGGTGAACGCCTGGAGGTCGTCGTTGATGATGACCTTGCGGGTGATCGCCACCATGCTGCCGTAAGTGGCGAGCTTGTAGCTGACGTTGTTGTCGGTGAGCTGCGCCCGGTGGTACTCGCCCTTTTCGTTGAGCATCTGGAGGGCGGGCGCGTCGGCCAACAGCACGCGGTTGATGGGCTTGAAGTCCTGCGCGGTCACCTGCCGGCAGAAGGGCTGGAAGGTGCGCGGGTAGGCTTCATAGCCCTGTCGCAACGTCTTGTTGGCGACGTTCGCCAGGATCGCGGGGAAGTCGGAGGTGGACTCGGCGCCACCCTCGAAGTACTCCACCCCGCGCGAGGGAGCCTGGAGCGCCAGCTCCGCGATCCGCGTCACGTCCATGCCGCGTACGGGAACGCCCTTCATCTGAAGGTATTCTTTGGCCATGTCGACGAGTTTGAAATTGCGGTACTCGTGCGCCATCTCCTCGGCCCGTTTCTGGTGCTCGGGGCCGCAGCCATCGAGGTACTCCCCGACGTAATCGCCGTTGTGGTCCCGGTGCCGGGCGAGAAAGAAACGGTTGTCGGCGCGCAGGAGCATCGCCGCCTGCATGCAGGCGAGGCGAGTTCCCAGGCCGTCGCGGGTTACAGTCGGCCGCTCGGGGACGGTCGGGAACTTCGGCCCCTTCTCGCCGGGACCCGGCGGCACGCCGCGACCGCCCAGATCAACGAGCCGGTCGAACAGTTCCTTCCGGGCCTGGTCGACGGACACACCTTTGGCGATGAACTCGCTGATCACCGCGCCGTCGATTCCGTACTTGGTTGCGGTCGCGCTCAGCGCCTGAATCTCGCTGACGCGCTGCCGTTCGGCCTGGACCGCCTGTTCCCGCGCGGCGGCCAAGGCCTGTTCGTTTACAACACGGGCATCCGCGCCCGTTTCCTGCGTGGTCGTTTCAGGCATTGCAGGTTTCTCCTTTTGTGGGCTGATTGCCCGTAATGCATCGATCACGCCGGGGCCCAGAGGGCACCCCGGCGTGCCGAAAATCGTGACTTCGCCCGTGGGCTGGGCGCTTAGGAATGCGGTATTGAAGTCGGCCGGCACCGTGCACGGAGAAATCTCGAACGGTTCCCAGTCCGTGGCGCGAAACATGCCGATTTCCTTGTCATTGAGGTAGGGCGGCTTGCCTTCGGCCAGGCCTTCCACTTGGGCATCCACTTTCTCGCGCTTGTACACGAAGGTGCCGAAGCTGAGGTTCTGGAGGATGCCGGCGCTGGCCTTGCGGAACATCTCGGCACCGTCCGGGTTGCCGAGATCGAATTGTAGTGTGGCCATCCCTTTCTCGCCATTCGCCCATGCGCGCCGGACGACACCGACCTGGGCGCGTGTGCCGACCCTGCCGGCGATGAGTGATTTGAAATCGTCGCCCGTGAAATGGGTGTCGAAAACGGGCGCGCCATTATTGAGCCGGTCGAGGCGGCAGCCGGCCATATCGAGCTTGAGCATGTACGGCTCGCCGGTAGAGCGATCCACGCGCGGGACGTAGGCCCCGCTGTACCAGACCACGTCGATGGTGCCGTCCTTGGCATTCGCAGTGCTGGGCATGACGTGGGCGTCGGCGGAAAAGACTTCCGTGTTCGGATTCGCGGGAGGTGGTGTGGCGGGTACCGGCAGCTTCGCATCTGCGGGTTCCAATACTTCCGTCTCGAGTAGCGGCATGATCGCCTCCTAAGCCTTCGTGGCCTCGTAGTCCTTTTCACCGAACTCGCGCAACTGCCAGCCCTGCTTCTGGAGCCAGGCGATATGCCCGCTGCGGTCCGTCGAGCCCACTACGCCGCCGCCGATGGTGTGGAACTTCGCGAGGTGCTGAAGGCCATGGAATACGGACATGTCGCCCGCCTTGAGCGCCGCATCCGCGAGTTCATTGACCGCGGAAACGAAGGCGGTTTCCGCCGTCGTGGCATCGGTCAGGATCTGGCCAACGGTCGCATGCGATTTGGCGGAGCCAATCTCCGGCTGGGCCTCGAGGAAGTACAACCACTTCACGAGATCTTCCAGGTCCGTGGCGCACTGCTCGCCCAGCTTGTCCAAGCCGTCGCCGATGCTCAGCCCGAGGCGCTTGGTGTTGATCGCGTCCAGCATGTACTGGCACATGAGGTCGCACAGCGCGACGACGAGGCGCTGCAGCCCGGCCTTTACGTTCGGGTCACCCTGCATAACTGTTTCTCCTTGCGGTTTGGATTTATCCCCGGTAGAGCCGGGATGTGGATTCAAAGCTGCTGTTCACGCGCGACATGCCCGCGGCGAGTAATTCCCGGATCATGCCGAGGTCCTCTTCCGAGAGCGCCGCGGACTGCTGGTTCTTCCCTTTGGCGGGAGCGAACTTACGGTTCAGTGCCGGATCTGCATTCGCCGCCGGTTGCGCCTGGCCGCGGAGCGTCGTGTTGCGCGGGTCGGAATCGAGAATGATTTGGAACTTGTCCACCAGCTTGTTGAACAGCGCAATCTGCTCAATCTGCGTGGTGGGATCATAGCCGTTCTCCAACACCGCTTCGAACCAGGTCTTCCGGCCCATGCGCACGTCCTTTAACACCGCCTCGGCGTCCTTCACCGGGTCGACGGATTCAAAGCGAGGCGCCGTCCACTGCACAGTGCGCAGGCCGACCCTGTCATCTGTTGCAACAGCGGCCGGAATTTTACCCTGTAAAATCAGCGTGTCAATAAACCGGCGCCACACGGGCATGCAGAAAAGCGGGATCAGGGTCAGCCAGCGGTACGCTTCCACCGTGTTGCGGAAGCCCAGCATGCCGCCGCGCCAGGAGGAGTAATTCACCTGCGACATATCGCCGGTGCCCAGCTCATACGGCAGCCCAATGCCGGCCATGATGCCCTGCAGCTCGGTCATCTTGTATTCGCGGTAGCCGCCCGCAGCCGGGGGATTGTTGAACTTCACGTCCTGGCCGGGCTTCAGGTACTCGACCATTCCAGGCTGGAAATTCTCGACCGGCAATCCGCTAATCGGGTCGGTATCGGTGAGGCCCAGCGGATCGCCGTCGATGCCCTCCGGCTGCGTGACGAACGCGGTGACGCAGGACTCAATCTTCTTGCGCACGCGCTCCGCATCGCAGTAATCCTCCAGGTCGCGGAGCGACATCATCACGGGCGCCAGCCAGGGCACACCACGAACCTGGCCAGGCCGAAGCACGCGATAGACGTGCATGATCTGGTCAGCGGGAACCGGCTGGCTCACGATGCCGCCGCGCGGATTCAGGATCAGCACGCCGCCGGGGTGATAGCTGAACAGCCAGTAGGCCACGCGCCGGCCCTTCTCGTCGAACTGGACGCCCTCCATCACGTGCCCGTTGACGAGGCCCATCGTGCGGGCCTGATCGAGGAAGTCCGCCTCGAGCATCTGCAGCTGGAGCGGAATGCGCAACCCAAAGTCCGCCGGCTGCGGCCGGAACCGGGCGATCGCCTCTCCGCTCTCAGCCATGGTGCGCACCGTCAGCGTCTGCATGCCATAGAAGTCGAGGCGCTGGGGCGTGTCGCAGGTCTCGGCGAAGAACGGCCACTCGGCATCGATGACCTTATCAATCGCGACATTGCCGGTCTTTGCCTTCGGCACGATGCCGGTCCCGACGACATTGCCGGCCAGTTCCTCGATGGCGCGTGCCGCGTATGGGTTGTTGCGGACGAGATCGCGGCTGCGGTTGCGCAACCAGATGAGCGACCCCATCAGCTCGACGTTGGCATCCGTCGACGCGGCGTACCAGCCGTTGGAACGCCGGCCCGCGCTGGCCCCCTCGTAGCGGAAGCGCTGCGCGTGCCGCTCCAGGTAGCCCGCAGTCAATTCCAGGGCTACCCGGTGCCGCACGCGCCGCAATGCCGCACGTGGCGACACCACGCTGATGGCTTTATCGAGAAGATTCATTCGACTTTCCGACCATGCTTCGGCCGAGCACACCCAAGGCGAACGGGATGAGATCCTCGCCCTTGGGCACCTTCAGCAGCCAGAGAAGTGCGCCCAGGATGATGAGCACGAGGCTGACCAACACGTGGCCTGCCTCGCGCTCTACCAGTTCGACAACCCGCTGCATGCGGCTACGCCTTCGCGGGCACCAGGGTGGACGCAGCAATAACCGCGCTTTTGGTGGCGCCCTGGAGATAGGCGGCGACAGCCTTCAGGTCCGCGATCTCCTGA